TAGCATTCAAGGATGTAGCTAAAACGAACGAACGTCTTTCCATGGAAATCAAAGGAATGGCTGAAGCTCTTATTGCAAATAAACGATAATGGAACTAATCATTATTGGGATATTAACAATAATTTGGGCATTTATAATAATTGACTAATGGCTAAAGAAACAACTGTAACGACAGTTACTAAACCAGATCCTCCAAAGCCGATCAAGCCAACAATGACGGTAAATGAAAGGATTCAGGTAAGTAGATTTATAGCAAGATTTGCTATTGCGTTATCCGCATTAGGGATCTTTGCGTATGTAGTTCATATAATGTTGGGTGCATCTGCTGAGTTACCATCATCTTCTAAAGACTTGTTAAATATTTTAATTGGCGCTTTTATACCTATTATTGCAGGAATAGCTAAGTTCTATTTTGAAAGTGGTGGGGATTTAGCACAGGAACCTGAAAAACACGAAATTCCACCACATGACGATGACAATGAAAAACCTATTTAATTGGCTTTATGAATTTTTTAAACCTCAAATCTCTGAAAGGAAAGATATGCTTAATCTGGTTTTGCCATTCGTGGCTAACATGCTGAAAGATATTGTAGCGGATAAAGCTCAATCTCTAGCAGTCGAACATTTAGAGCCTCATCTTGATAAACTTCCTAAAGAAGTACGAGAAGCACTCGATAGTGCTGTGGATGGTGACAACTCTCATGGTCACAAATCCGTCATGGATCTTATCAAAGGATGATTGGTTAGCTATGAGAATAAGCCAGAATTTTACATTACAAGAACTGGTTTATTCTCCTACTGCTCTACATGCTGGTATCGATCAAGAAGAATATTTAGATAATAATGCGGTAGCACGGATAACAGCACTCACCATAAAAGTTCTCCAGCCTGTTCGGGACCACTTCGGTCCTACAAAAATCAATAGCTGTTTCAGATCAAAACCCTTGAACGAATTAGTCCATGGTTCGCCTAATTCAGCCCATTGTTGCAACGGCACAAAGAGTGCCGCCGACATTGAAATAATAAGTGAAGAGATTTCTAACTTAGAATTAGCGGAATGGATAAGAGATAACTTAGAATTCGACCAGTTGATATTAGAGAATTACGCTCCGAATAGAATCTCTAAGATAACTGGTGAGAGGGAGGGGCCGAATAGTGGATGGGTCCACGTTAGCTATAGTTCGATAGGAGATAACAGGAAGGAAGTTATGAGGATGGTCAAAGTTAAAGGAAAGCCAAAATACTATAAAGGATTGTGGCAAGATCAAGACTGACGTTTTTGGCGCGTAGGTCTTTCGTAAAATTTACTTTGTGACCCAATAGCTTCATCAGAAACCTTGACCCATGCAATTTTACCATTCGGGTACGTCAACTTAACTTTTCCTTTTTTCCAAGATAAATTGGGATGACCTTTAACCAAAGGGTCCATACCTTTCATACCCTTGTTCCAAGGAGTCAATCCTTTACGATTGGTCTTATGAGTTTTACCAAAGTTTTCTTGGTTAATTTTTTGGAGACAACCACATGATTTGGTTCCGTGGTATGTACCTTTGACATTGTTTTTACGAATGACTTTTTTATTTCCACAACGGCACTTAAATAAGTAAAAGGTTCCTGTGTACGCATCACGAGGTCGTTCTGCTAACCGAACTGGAGTCAAGAAAGTCCCTTCGACTTCAACGCCAACTTTAAATGATCTTGAGGACATAGATGATCCTTTTGATTATACGGATTTTGATAAATCTGGTTGGATAGATAACAAGAATGAAAAATGGGCCATCTTGAGATACGATGACCCAGATTTTAAAAGATAGGGTGCAGGAAAGGCCGAACCTTCCTAGTCAAATCCATTTCAACTCTCCGTCCATAGAAACACCCTATCTGAAACACCTTAACAATGTTCACAAGTTCACATTTTTTTCTGCCAAATCAGATGCTTTATTCTTTTCTTCATATAAAGCCACTCTTTTTTGGATCTAAACCCTTCTTTTTGCCAAGGTCTAATTCTATTTTCTCCTTTCTCTCCTAAATCATTTGTTTCATATCGTGCTGGCACGGTCATCCCGTTTTGCGACATTTTTTAACCTTTATTCTGGACTTTATTAATATAGTAAAGTGCTTCAGCAATTTTAGGATCTATAATCTCATCATCAGTACCTCCGTTTTTAGCGAAGTTATGATGCGGACTCTCTAATCTTGAAAAGTCTTGTAAAACTCTTGCAGGAGGACCTTCTTCAGAGGGTATTAAAACAATATCTGGATGTTTAAATTTCTGAGCAAATCCTTTATTTTGCGTCTTTAACATCTTTTTGTTTGACATTCTCTAACTCCGTTTCGTGTTTTTTAAGATAAAGAAAGTATTCTCTAAACGATGAGAACCCTTCTTTTTGGAATGCTCGTCCTTTCTTCTGGATCTCTCTTTCTTCAAAGTCATCGCTGATAACTTTATTCCTATGAGAAATATATAGCTTTTTCAAGAGCCTTGTATTTCTCTTTATTTTGCCATTTTTTCTTCGTTTCATGACATTAACTACCATCTTTGCTCCTTTCTATAATCTATGACGATTTGGTAAACCTATTTCTTTAGCAAATTCTTTTACTATTTCTATAGCTCTTTCCGCACCATCATATGTATATTTATCGTTTTTCATCCTATTTTCTACATCGTAAGGATCAGCACCATGATTTACATAATTAGCACATTCAATTAAAATCTCTAAAGCTTCTGTTAAATCCATACAACCTCAAGTGAAGAAGAATTTATCTTTATGCTGGCACTTATGGTTATATATATCTTGGAACTGTCTTAGATAGTCTTTTATCGTTGTGACAGGAACCAATTTACCATATTGATACTCCAGCTTAGTCTTCATTCTTTCATGATCGTAGATTTTATTATTCTGTTCAGGTGCTTCCATGCATTTGATTAATGCCTGTTGCACTTTTTGTCCTTGAACATGCGTATTGAGGATCAAGCACAACTCATGAACTTGCTGTGCAATCTTCTCGGCCCAAGGATAATCTACGATGTTGATTTCTTGATCTATAATCATGGATTCTGCGGAACTGCTGTTGAGTCGTTTCTTTGTCAACAACTGGATAGTCGTTGATACACTCAACTTATAACGCTCACTCATATACTTGACAATCTTGGCTTCTTTATAACCTTTGTTGGCTTTTGCAGTAACAAAGTCATTAATGTTCCAAGGTGTTGCTGAATTCTGAGCTTTTGCATGAGTAGCTACATCCTCTATCTCTGTAAACTGTACCCATGCATCTAAACCCAGATCACATGCAACTTGCCACCTATTGTGACCATTACAGATACGCAAATCTTCTGTAATTAAAATAGGATACTCTTTAAGAAATCCATGTTTTTTCATAGAAATTCTTAACTTTCTTTGCCTATTTTTTGCTCTTTTTTCTATAGAAGCACTATGTTCTGTTATCCCTAATCTATTCTCTTCAGATGGGATTAAATCTCTAAGTTCCTTGTTAGAGATTAGCATTGATCTCCCTTCATCCATTACGACAAAGGGAGTGGTTTTATTTTGCGTCATATCGACCTTTTTATTGATATTAATTTTAGTTAAAAGGTTGGTTATCCGAATATCTTTGATCTTCATTTCCATTTTGACTCTTATTTCTTATAAATTGAATTCTGTCTACTCTTACTCTAGTAAACGTATCTGCATATTCTTGTCCTGGCTTTTTATCTAAGGTTATGGTTTCAAGTTTTCCGTCTTCGATAATAATTGAATCTCCTTGTCCAACATAATCTCGAATAAGCTCGGCTGTTTTTCCGTAGGAGACACATTGTACCCAGTGAGTTCTGGGTTCTGTCCCTTTTTTGGATATTTCTTTTGGTGCGATTGAGAATTTCGCTTGTGGTGTTCCTTGTCCAGTTGTGTTGAACTTAGGGGCTTTACCGACATTTCCATATATCATTACCTTATTCATAATTATTTATTCTTCGATGTTTTGGATGGTGAACGAACCTTCTGAATTCGTCCAGTATTTAGTTGCATGTAGATCCCAAACTCTGGAATCATCTTCATAGAGCGCGTCTAATATTCCTTTCTCCAGATTATCAATATCTGGCTTTTGTTTATGAGGCATACCTTCCATAGCTTTCTTGAGTTTTTTACTCCATGATTTAGCCATTGGAATGTACATTTTAATTCTAATAAGCATATTGGAATCGACTATCCAATCGTTTCTCTCCATTGTTTTTCTAAATCTATCTCTAAAATCGTGATAGTTCTTTACTGCTTTTCTCTTTTTATCTCCTGTTTTCCATCTATCACTCTGAGTCATTCTAGGTTTAGGAACAGGGGGGAAGGGGAATATCATTAGCGGATATTCTTCTTCTT